TACTGATTTATATGGTGCAGTAGGCTGGCAAAAAGATTGTGTATGTAATGCACTTGGTTCAATTAAGACATATTTTGAAGCAGACAAACCTGATTATTATGGTAGTGTGTTATCAGCAGAGGTTTTACATGCTTCAGCAAAAGCACGTACTGATAAAGCTGGTATCATAACATTACAACAGGCTTAATAATTATAAATTATTATAACACAATACTATTATGAAAAAAGCAGATTTTTTAAAACTTGCAAAACCTTATTTTGAAACTGATATATCGCAAAATGAAATTTATGTAACTGATGACGGTCAATTCTTTTGGGAAAATGCTAAATTCCATGCTTATAATTATGTAGGTGGGAACAAAGAACGAGTATTTGTTATAACACGCGATGAAGCAATTGGCAAAACAAGCAATGTAGAAAAAATTGAAGCCGACAAATTACAAGATGCTTTTGATGCTCTTGTAATAAAAGGGGACAATATTCTTTTTAATAATAAAAAAAATGCCTTAAACAATGCACTTTTAAAATACGAAGAAGCATTAGTTTTAAAACCCGAAGATTCGGAATTGTTAACAAAAATATCTGAATTAAAAAGTAAAATGTAATAACATTATAAATAATTTCAAATGGGTTTAGCAGACGTAACATTTAACAGAAATCAATCAGGAATTGGACGTCCATTACCAAATTACGACCATATTTCAAGTTTATTATTTTATACAGCCGATGCAAAACTTCCATCTGGATTTACAACATTAGACAGAATAAAAGTTTTGTATTCTGTAACAGATGCAGAAAATTTGGGGATAACCGATGATTTTGCAGGCGAAACAAAACCAACAGGTGGAAACATATTAATTACAGCAATAGGAGCAAATGGCGACACATTTTCTATTAAAATAGATGATGCAATACTTGGAACTTACACAAAAGTTGCAGGAGATACATTAGTAGATGATGTGGCAACGGCGATACGTGCTGCTATTAATGCTTTAACAAGCGTTCATGGGTATGTAGCAGGCGGTACAAATGCAAATGTATTATTAACCGCACCTGACGGATTGGGCGTTGCTATTAATGCAGGGAATCATTTAGCATTAGAGGTTACAGGAACAGCAGCAGGCACAGTAACCCAGTTCACGGGGGGAGTTGGTGATGTCAATGCTGTGATGCACTATCATATTTCTGAATATTTCCGTATGCAACCTGAAGGGAAATTATTCGTTGGAATTTATACAACACCAAGCGGTGCTTATGATGGAACGGGAATATCTTTATTACAAAATTATGCAAATGGAGAAATACGTCAGATGGGTATATTCTTACAGTCTGAAGTTATAACATCAGGTGCAATAACATTAACACAAGAAATATTAACAACGCTTGAGACAGCCCATAAACCAATGAATGTTCTAATGCATATTGATTGCACTGGAAAAACATTAGTCACATTATCAGATTTATCTTTGCTAACAGCTGGGCGTGTATCAGTAAATATTGGTTCAGACGGTAACTGGCATCAACTTGCTTATGTTAATACTAAATCATATTTAATTGGTGATAAGGTTATTCATAGTAACAAAAGTTACATAGCTAAAGCACCAACGACAGGTAATTCCCCTTTTGACACAACGAAATGGGTTATGATTGATTATTGTTTAAACATTATATGTGGTTATACAATATCTACATTAGGGAATCAATTAGGGTTAATATCTTATTCATCAGTACATGAAAATGAGGGGTGGGTACAAAAATATAACATAGCATCAGGTAATACGTTAGATGTACCTGCATTTGTTACAGGTGATTTATATTCAAAACAGACTACTTCGTTGTTGAATACTATTAACAATATGCACTATGTTTTTATTCGTAATCATACAGGAATATCTGGAACATATTACAATGATTCATGGACATGTATTGCAAATACGAATGATTTTTGTCGTATTGAATCAAATCGAACAATGGACAAAGCCATTCGTAATATTAGAACCGTATTATTGCCTGATTTATTATCACCATTATATGTAGATGAAACAACAGGAATGTTATCAGAAGCAACCATTGCAATATTCAAAAATAAATGCGATAAACAACTTGAATTAATGCAGATAGATGGTGAAATAAGCGGTGGACAGACTATCATTAATCCTTCACAAGATGTTATAACAACATCACAATTAACAATAAGTATAGAAATCGTGCCAGTAGGCAGTGCAAATGCGATAGTAGTAAATATAGGATTTGTTTTAAAATTAACATAACACAAAATGAATACGCAACCTTTGATAAATGGCAAAACATACGACTATGTTTCAATTACAATGACAATATTAGGTGTGCCAATCCTTGGTGTTAAATCTATAAATTATACCGAAGAACAAGAAAAAAATAATAATTACGGTACAGGTACAATGCCAGTGTCAAGAGGACAGGGCGAAATAAAATGTTCTGGAAGTTTAGAATTACCGATGGAAGAGGTAGAGCGAATAAGATCAGCATCACCAAGTGGAAAATTATTAGATATAGGAATGTTTGATATAGTAATTTTGCATGGTGTTATAGGCAAGATAGTAACTCATACGTTAAAAAACGTTGAATTTTTAGACGATGGTGTAGAAACTTCAAGCGGGGACACACAAATAAGCAGAACATTTAATATTTTACCATCACATATAATTTATTCTAATGGAAAAAATATATTACATAACAAAAGATGATAAAGAAGTAAGTTGTAAAATAAAAGAACCACAATTTGCGGAATTAAGATTTGCTTTTTCTGCATTAATGGAAAGTAAAAATATTAAAACAGGATGGTTGGATGCAGGTAAATGTATCTTTGACACTTGTAAGATAGAATGTGATTCATTAATTTTGGAAAATCCTAATATTCTTTTAAAATTATGCTTACAAATAGCAGACGATTACATGATGACATTTCAAGAAGATTTTAAAAAAAAATAGCATTTTATAAAATCAATAAAGCGGGAATCGGGTTAAGGCAGATGGGTGCTTTAATCCGTTTTTTTTTACATAAAGATTGCGAAACGATAGACGAATATGCAATATATTGGAATGAAATAATTTATTTATCAAAAATAGGTGCAATACCAATGGCACAAATACCTTTAAAACTGGAATAAATGACAAATGAACAGGTTAAATATGTTATAACATTACAAGATAATTTCAGCAAGAGACTAAATGTAATAGAATCTAAAACAAATAGATTCGATAAAGGCATATCAGGCATTGGAAGTCGTTTAAGTGGTTTGTTTGCAGGTGTGGGCGTGGCAATGATTGGTTCTAAAATTATTAAAAGTATTGCAGCTCATGAACAAGCTCTTGCTGAATTAGGTTCTATTACAGGAATGACAGGTAAGGATTTGGATATACTAAATAAAAAAGCTGCAGAGTTATCACAACAATTCGGAACGACAGGTACAGATATTTTAAAATCAATGGCAATCATTGGTTCAAAGAAACCTGAACTTTTAGCTAATGCCGATGCACTTGCAGAGGTAACGAAACAGGTAGATATAATGGCGAAGGCTTCGGGAATGGATGGTGTACAGAGTGCAGACGCTTTAACAAAGGCGATGAATATATTTGGTTATGCTTCGAGCAAAGCTGCTTATGTGAATGATGTGTTTGCGACCTCTTCAAAAAAGGGAACTGCACCGATAAAAGCATTAGCTGATGCGATGGTAAATGTTGGACCCGCCGCGAGAGCGATGGGGTTCAGTTTTGAAGATACGAATGTTTTGTTACAGATGATGGCAAAAGGTGGATTGGAAGGCGTGGATGCAGGTACTAAACTAAAAATGGTATTATCAAAACTTGCTGCGACAGGGAAGCGTGAATTTAATCCAACTTATACTAGTTTAAAAGATATAATTAAAAATATAACAAAAGCCACAGATACTACAACAAAAGCAATGAATTTGTTCGGTGCAGAAAGTTGGTCTGTCGGAAAAATATTAAGCGACCAGTCTGCTGTATTAGATTCGTTAAACGGAAAGTTATATGAGCAAGGTTCAGCATTAGAAATGGCAAAAACAAATACAGACACTTTGAAAGGGAGTTGGCAACAATTAACAGGAGCTTTCGATGGTTTTGTTAATTCAGTTGTAAATGGTGATTCAATTTTAAGCGATTTTTTTAAAAACAGATTAAAAACATTTAGTAACAATATAAAATATTTCACAAAATCATTACTGACAGATGAAAAAAAGGTAGAGAATTACGGTACAGCCAATTATACATCAATAATGGCAAGGGTGGATTCGATGACCGAAAGAAATGAAAAAATAGCTGAATTATGGAAATCAATAACAGAATATA